TTAGGGTTGAATCTAGTGTGTATATTGTAGACGATAAAAAATCCGAGATTGTATATGGAAGAAAACCTAGAATTTATATGTATAGAATTGTACCGTATATGGTACACAGAAGTAAATTCCAAATGCCTAATGATCCACCACCAGGTTTTGACAAATTAAAATCTCAAGCCGCAAGACAATTTGATTATTTGTACACTGGTATGAACAATGATATTTTAAATTTTGATATTAAGCTGGACAATGCCTTTTACGAAGCACTTGCTATTGATGTAGGCAATGATAGAAGTGAAGGATCAAAAGGAAGCGGCACAGTTAAAAAAGAAGCACAAGTAGTAATGACAGGTACTGGCGAGGAACGGCCTGCCATCACAGCTTCTGAAATGAAAGAAGTCAATGAAGATTTAGCAGATAGTGCTGGAGCTTTTGACGAGACGACAGCAATCCAAGTTGCTAGACAATTTAACGAAGCTATTGTAAATTCAAGTACAAATTTACTTTCAATTGACCTTGAGATTATGGGCGATCCTTATTTTATTACTGACAGTGGTGTAGGAAATTATAACTCTGACGGAACTAACTTTATCAATATTAGTGCAGACAACAGTATAAGTTATCAAGGTAGTGAAGTTGATATTATAATTAATTTTAGAACACCTATAGATATTGGAGATGGAGAAGGGTATCAATTTGATGGACCTACTATGGGATTAGAATCATTTAGTGGATTATATCAAGTAATAAGTGTTACAAATATTTTCTCCGGAAACGTGTTTACACAACAAATGCGTTGTATTCGTAGAAAGAATTATGAATTATCTAAGTTCAAAGAAGATAAAGACGGAAAGGCCGCAGAAATAGAAGCTAAGAGGAAAAAACTTCTAGCGCAGGATGGACTTACAGAAGAAGAAATAGCATTGATTAAAGCAGATAAGAATTTGGATGGAAAATTATCTGTAAGCGAAGCGGCGGCTCAAAATTTAAGTGTAAGCGATGCGCAAAACTTAGCACAAGGTAAAAAAGGAAAATCTACAGTTCCAGCACAATCGGCAAGAGATGGTGGTAATCCAGGAGGAGCCCAAACATCAGCAGGATCAGGCACAAGCACAACAACTAACCAACAACAGGCAGATAACGCACAAGGCACAAGTACAGGGTCAACAAGTTCTAGCTCATCAGGTTCTTCCACTCAAAAGACAGTGCCAGCTCGAACTGGAGGTGACGGCTCAGCAAAAATAGATAGATACTATAGATACGGAAATAACAATAGATGAGCACAAATATAGATAAAAGATCAGCAGGTGCTAGTAGTAGAGAAATGCCGCCCGGTCCATATGTGGCTAAAGTTATATCACATCTTGACGGTAGAAGATCTGGAGCATTACAAGTACAACTTTTAAAAACGGCAACAGCAGGCGGAGCAGAAAAAGAACTTGGCGAGTTACATACAGTACGTTATTGTATGCCGTTTTACGGAGTTACTGATGTAGGCAGTAATCGTAATGATAATTTTTATTCTAGCTCTCAACAAAGTTATGGTTTTTGGGCAGTACCGCCTGACCCAGGGACTAAAGTGTTGGTTATATTTGCTGAAGGAAAAATAAACCAAGGTTATTGGATTGGTTGTATACAAGATGAATTTATGAACTTTATGACACCTGGAGGATATCCTACAGCAAAAAGTGAATATGTAATTCAAGAAACATTAACGGATGAATTTAAAAACAAACCATTACCTACTGGAGAATATAATAAAGTTTTAAGTGACCGTAAAGGCACTAATCCTGATAAATTTTTAAAGCCACACAATCCGTTAATGGCAACTATACTTTCAGCACAAGGACTTTTAAACGATCCTGTGCGTGGGCTTACAAGTAGTTCTTCTAGAAGAGACATTCCTAGCACAGTCTTTGGTTGGAACACACCAGGACCTTTAGACAAGCGTGACGGATCACCAAAAGGAAAGTACGGGCCAAAATCTGCTCAAGTAGATTATTTTAGAAGTAGATTGGGAGGAAGTGCTTTTGTAATGGATGATGGTGATCCAACAATCCTAAGATCAGGACTTCCACAAGATACAGGATCTAATTATTTTGATATTGAAACCAGTCCAAGTAAATTTAAAGAATCTGATCCAAGACTACTGTTCAACGAACATGTAAAACTTAGGACTAGAACAGGTCATCAGATTCTTTTACATAATTCAGAAGATTTAATTTATATAGGAAATGCCAGAGGTAGTGCTTGGATAGAACTTACAAGTAACGGCAAAATTGACGTATATACAGATGATAGCATAAGTGTTAGATCAGCAAATGATATTAATATGCACAGTGATAGAGATATTAACTTTAGTGCTTCTCGTAATATCAATATAAATGCTGGATTGGACATGAAAACTACTGTTGTTAGGAACAGTGATACCAGAATCGGTGTAGACAGCAAAGTAGATATTGCGGTTAATTATGATGAATTTATAGGAGTCAACAAGAGAGTGTTCATCGGAGCAGATCAAGATCATCAAATTAAAGGCAATGATAGGACTACTATAGACGGTGATTATAATTTACAAGTTGGTATTGATGGACATATTGCTGTCAATGCTAATTTCCATAGCAAAGTATTTGGAGATTATAGACAAACAGTAAACGGAGCATTTAATTTAAACACTACTGGCGATAACAAGCTGACTAGTGGAGCAACCACACAAATTAAAAGTACAACTAATAATAAATTAGACGCTGGAGTTGATACAGAAATACTTTCAGGAACAAACCATTTAGAAACAGCTGGTAATCATATACATATGAATAGTACTATACCCGCAACAGCAAGTGATACTGCTGATTCTATAGGAGATACATTTGTAAACCCTGTATCTAATGCGGCAGTTGACGAATCAGATCAAGTTTTAGATAAGGACGGAACAGCAATTGACGGACTGCGTGTAACAGCAGATGCGCAGAAAGCACTTGTAGCAGAATCTGCTCTATTCCCAAGACGTGTTCCTAGAAGAGAACCTTGGGCAGAACATGAAAATTTAAATCCTTCAGCACATTTTCCTAGTTTAACTGAAGCTATAGGAGCACCTCCAGAGGCAGTAAGAAATGTTCCTGTCCTAATAAACAGTGAAAAAGATCAACCACAAGTTACTGATACATCTGGTCCTGTAATTGCTAATAGTCCAGCAGGCAAAGATAATCCACAAGTAGTAGTACCTGGACAAACTGGTCCTTCAGAAGGCAATCAACCAGCACATCCTGTTGAAGTAGACAACATGAAGAGATATTTTTTAAGCGAACTAATGTCAGCACTAGGACTTAAAATTAAAGATCCTGACGGTACTCCTATTAATGCTCATGCTATAGCTATGGCAATGGCACAAGTTGAAGCAGAATGCGGATTCAAACCTAGAACAGAAAGTATGAATTATACAGCCTCAAGACTTAGAGCAGTATTTCCGAGCAGAGTGAAATCTGCACAGTTTGCTAATGATCTTGTTGCGGCAGGACAAGCGGCTATAGGTAATACACTATATGGCGGGCGTTACGGCAATGCTCAAGACGAAGGGTACAAATATAGAGGTAGAGGATTAATTCAAATCACATTTAAAGCAAACTATGAGAAATACGGCGGATTAGCTGGAGTGGATATTGTAAACAATCCTGAAATGGCAAATGATCCAGAAGTAGCAACAAAAGTAGCAGTAGCATATTTAAAAAGTAAAAGTATTCCTTGGGATTCACAATCTTTTAGTCAGTTAGGAGAAGCATTTAGAAAAGCAGTTGGTTATGCTAATCAAGGTGGAGCTGAGACATTTAAGAGAGTGGGTATAGGTAAGGGATTCTACTCTAAACTTATTAACGATGAACTTACACCATTAGCAAGTCTTACTACAGTAGAATATCCTGGCACAGGAGAAACAACGGTACAGTAACATGCATAAATTTGTAGTAATGAAAAATAATGAACTATTGATGTACACAAAGTATGAAGATATTCCTTTGGATTTTGATCACGTAATAGAATTCATGCCTGGCATTCCACCTGAACCTCATACTGAGGAAGAACACGAAGAAATAGAACAATGGAATTCAAAATTACAAAGATTAATGGAGATTGAACGTGCCCGCAGTATGTAGAGGTGATAGCGTAGATTCTGATACACCACACTGTTCTACACCAAAAAGGGATCAGTGTAGCGGAGATGTATTTGTTGACGGTACAGGAATATCTCGTCAAGGCGATAATAACACTTCACATAAATTACCACCAGCACCTTGCCCAAGTCACGCGGCACCGATTACTACAGGAAGTACAACAGTATTTGTAAACGGTAAAGGATGCGGCCGTGTAGGCGATGCTATCACAGGTTGTACTAGTGTAGCAACAGGGTTTGAAAGAGTTTTTGCTGGCGGATAATATAAGGTAAATATTAATATGGTAGACTTGTATAAAGAGATAAAAATAAAAACAGCAAAAACTCCGCAACCTCCTGTACGCCAAAAAGCATACAGAGGATTTAGCACCGTCAATCCTGAAAATAATACTTTTCAAGCATATGATCTTAGTTTAATCAAACAAGATTTAATTAATCACTTTAATATTCGGCAAGGTGAAAAATTAAGTGATCCTACATTTGGATGTATTATATGGGACGCTCTTTTTGAACCTCTTACAGAGGAACTTAAACAAGCCATAACAGAAAACGTAACTGCTATAGTAAATTTTGATCCTAGAACTTCTGCTTCAGAAATACAAGTAAGTGAATACGAAGCAGGACTTCAAATTGAATGTACAATAACGTATCTTCAATATAATATTAGTGAACAACTTAGAATAGACTTTGACAAAGACCTAGGACTTGTGTAACGAAATTAAACACTACTATTATTCAAAAGAATAAATACTGTAAAGCAATTTTGGAGAACATCCTATGTCGTCAACTGATAGACAAAATAGATTATTACTAGCAGAAGACTGGAAAAAAGTATACCAGAGCTATAGAAACGCAGAGTTTAAATCTTATGATTTTGATAGCCTTAGAAGGGCTATGATAAATTATTTGCGTACAAATTATCCAGAAGATTTTAACGACTATATTGACACTTCAGAATATCTTGCTTTGATAGATATGATTGCTTTCTTAGGGCAGAATATTTCGTATCGTGTAGATTTAAATGCTAGAGAAAACTTTCTAGAATTAGCAGAACGTAGAGAGAGTGTGCTTCGTCTAGCTAGGACACTATCTTATAATGCTAAACGTAATCAGCCTGCTAACGGACTTTTAAAATTTGAAACTATTAGTACTACTGAATCAATCACAGATAGTAATGGATTTAATTTAGCAGATCAAACAATTATCTGGAATGATCCTAGTAACACTAATTGGGTAGAACAATTCAAAAGAGTGCTTAATGCTTCTCTTCCAGCAAATAACACAATAGGTAGGCCTGCTAAAACAGCAACTATTAATAGTGTGCTTACACAACAATACAGATTTAATGCTAGGACAGATGACGTTCCTGTATTTGGATTTAATAAAGCAGTCAACGGATTACCTACACAATTTGAAATAGTAAGCACAGATATTGATTTAGATATCAACAAAATCGCAGAAGAAAATCCTGTGCCTGGAAACACAATGGCTTTTCTTTATAGAGAAGACGGACGTGGCAATGGTAGCTCTAACACTGGGTACTTTGCCCACTTTAGACAAGGACTTTTATCAAGTTCACAATTTACTATAGCAAATCC